TTCAGAATCTGGTGCGCTTAGAAGCACGCGGACCGAATGCAGAAGGAGAAGGGGCTGTAACCATCAGAGATTTGATTAAGTCAGCACTTCGTATGAGACCGGAACCACACCATTATAAAATAGTGAGGTTTAGAGCGTAATAAAAAGCCGCTCCCCGTCCCAAGTACACTCCTGAATTACAGCGCGAGCGATCGCGTTTTTTTCTTTGTCGTCAAAGCCTTCCAGACCGTGAATCAGCTTCGCAATTTCTGCAGCCGTGGCCTTCGCATCCTTCGCATTGGCAGCAGCCCGGTGGTTTTCCATCTCGGCCAGCGAAGCCTCACGCTTCAGAGCACCCAGTTCGACGTCCAAGCGTTCCATTTCCGCAATAATATACTTTGATGCAGTAGAATCCTCGGCTAGAGCTAACGATGCAGCCAGGCGGCCGATCTTGCGCTCACAGGCAGACACGCGAGCCTGCGCAGCTTTCAGATTAGGAATATCGTCCGGAGCTTTCGTCTTGACGAATTTCTGAATCAAGCCAGGATCCGCAGTGATGCCACGGAATAGCTCCAGGACTTTCTCATCCAGCAAATCACATTTGATCTGCCCCATGTCGCAGGCGTCGACACCCTGCCTCATCCGCTTCCTGCAGTAGTACCATGAAGAGCAGGTACCGTCGACCTTTTTCTTTCTTGAGACCTGCATCAGGTTCCCGCACTTGCACCGGAGCACGCCTTTCAGGAGAGGTACCGGCCACTTTGCGTCCTTGATGCATTTGTTCTGAGTAAACCGGGACTGCACCGCGAGCCATTTCTCAGCAGGCATGAAGGGCTTGTGCTTTCCAAGACACACGGTCCACTTCTCCGGCGGCTGCGCCTGGTGCTTTTTGTTTTTCTCGGTCGACCGGCCGTAGATGATCACACCGACGGATCCGTCCCACATTTCACGCGGGGAACCAGGATCCATGATACAGCCCTTCGCGGCATAGAAGTCGTACACTTCCGGAGTCGCCTCGACGCAATACGGCATGGTCAGCATTTTATGAAGCTGCGTGGTCGAGAAGAACTTCCCGCTTTGCGTCCGGATTCCCTGGTTTTTGAATCGCGTCTCCATTCCCTGCAGGCTGCAGTTATAAGCCAGGAAGGTATCAAAGATCTGCGTCACGTAGCGAGCCCCGTCCGGATCCACCTCAATAGAGCAGTGCTTCTTTCCATCCACAACAATGTGCTTCCTGACGTAGCCAACCGGAGGATTACCGCCGGTCCAGTATCCCTTTTTAGCAAGGCCCAACATATTATCCGTAACACGGGCCGCGATGGTTTCACGCTCCATTTGAGCAAAGACCACCGTGACATACATCATGGCGCGCCCGATCGGCGTCGTGGTGTCGATATTTTCTTTTATTGATATGAACATTACACCATGCTCCTCCAGGAGCGCGTAGATATTCGCAAAGTCCCGGACATCCCTGGAAAGACGATCCAGCTGATAGACCACCAGGACATCGCAGAAGCCACCCTTTATAAAAGACAACATGCGCTGCAAATCCGGCCGGGATGTATTCGCACCAGTGAAGTCTTCATCAGAGAACTGCTGCCAGGAATCCACCTGGCCGGAAAACTTCGACTCGCAGTATTCCCGGTTCATCCGGAACTGGTTATCGATAGAATCTGATTTATCAGAAAATACGGATTTTCGTCCGTATGAAAAGAACCTCATTGTCCTAACCTCCCAAAAAAAGAGTATAAAAAATAAACCCTTGCGGATTTACGGAAACGGCTGTAAAATATTTATGCAAAACATATCTTATATTTACAGCTTCCGCAAGGAAGAGCAAGTCGCCTGGTGTTGGTAGCACCGGGCGGTTTTTTATTTCTTCAATTTCGCAAGCGCGCTGCAGACTTTCACATATGCATCCGCGCTGATCTGACCACTTTCATACAGAGAACGATATCTCTTCAATTCAGAATCAGGATCATAGGAAGCCGATCTTTTATCATAGACCGGAAGTCCATCCAGGAGACCAAGCTCCATAGCCAGACAATACATATGTTTACAAGGAGCCTGCCTGATTGCAAAATCAGCGCAGGTGCACTCCTGCAGTGTAGCTTGATAAGGTTCGGCAGCAGAGCCCTGAATCACAATCCGTTGTCCCTCTTTATCCAGGGCGACGATTTTCTTTTTTAATTTTTTCCCGGATTCAATTCTCTTGACCTGCTCAAAATCTGAATGGATACCAGACGGCCATCCTCCAAAATTTACGCTCATTTCTACACTCTTCCTCTCCCATTATTTACCTGTATTTTATCAGAGCAAAATTGATTATAATTAACGGCGTGTGCCCAGCCCTCCGTCCTTCATTCAAAGGGGGAGTTCGGATGAGCAGAAAGTACATTTTTCTAAAACGAAAAGACATCTACGCGATCTACTACCGGTGCACGTGCACCATTTATTATAATTTAGATTTTTCTAATAAAACACAGATCATATTGCTACGATAAGGACCAGGAGGACTGGGTACATATTACCCAAGCCCGCCTTCTTTTTCTTCCCGATTTTCCAGCGGCGGGAACTTTCGCTCCAGCTCCTCTGGTGTGTCAGGAATCCCTGCGTAGATATCTCCAACAGGGAATGCCTTGTCGTTCTGATCAGCTGCGCCATCAAGGGCAGCAACCACATCAATCATAAAGTTGATGATTGTCTCACGTGAGCCTGATTTCAGGTTCACGTATTTTTCTATAAGAACCTGATCTGCATTAGACAGATTATATTTTTTCGCCAGGGCTTCCAGCTCATCGTTGGATTCAGGGGCGAACATTTCACCGGTTCCGTTTCGGAGCCACTCTTCATTCACATCAAATTCTCTACAAATAAGAGAAATGACTGGAGCTGAAGGATTGCGCCTCCCGCTTTCATATCCAGTGATTGTATTCTGAACAGAACCAATTCTGGAAGCAAAAGCCTCTTGCGTAAGATCGAGCTCTTTTCTTAATCGTTTCAAGCGATCTCCTATATTCAATTTTCTCACCTCCTATGTTTTGAATTATAAAGCATCAACACGGCGTTGTCAACAAAATATCGCAGAGACAACAAAAATATATTGACAAACACGCTAATGACAATATATAATAACGGCAGAGACAACAAAACAACGCACCAAACGAAAGGAGGAAACGGCATGACAAAGGAAAGAAGATACACAGCAGAACAGCTCAGCGATGCCGAAAAAGTGGCAAAGACACTCGCCAGCATTCCGGAAGACAAAAGAACCCTCGTCGTTATGATGACTAATTCTTTTATGGCCGGCATGGAAGCGCAGAAAGCCATTGATGATACAAAGGCAGTAATGGCCTAACAACTAAATAGAGAGCATACGAGGGATGCGGGACCTCATTAAAAACCCAGGTCCGGTGGAGCCGACGCAGATAAGTCCACCTGGCGAGGCGACCGGAGCCTGCGGAGAATCGTCGTCATAGGGGTGGAAAGCGCAAACCCTAGTAAAAAAATCCTGGCTTGGAGGCAGATGAGAATACCAGGTAGAGAGAACGTTCGGAGCATGGACTGGTAGGTGCGTAGTAATCCCGGACGGTCGGTATGAAAAACCGGCACTGCAGGCAATGGGCTATACGGCTACCCCTAAAAATACTCAGGGAGCATGAGGCGACAGGTTCTTCTTTCACAATGGAGAACCTGTCATAGACTGCCGGGCCCAAAAAGCCTAGAGAGCATAAATGCACTACCCGGTAGACAGTAAGAAGAATATAAGGGAGGAAGATCTATGAAGGAAATAAAGATGGAGGTGACTTTCACAGATGGCTATGAAAAGAGATTCACAGAGGCGTGTCTTAAGCAAATGGGAAGAAGCGATGATGCACGAACAAAAGATGATGGAGATCAGAGCAGCCATACCGAAAAGAAAACAGCATAGACAGAGAGTGGAGGCAGCCAAGAAGGCAGTGAAGGAGTTCCTGGTACTTACGGGAATAGGGATCGCACTGGGGCTGGCCTTCCTTTATGCCTTAGACTCAGACACCTATGAGCCACCGAAACCAGAACCAAGAATGATCAAGGCGATCGGAGGAGACTACTACTATCCGGAAGATCAGTACGATGAGTACCTGAAGGAAAGAGCAGCGTACATAGAACAGGAGGAGAAGGATGAAAGTTATTTATTGCAAAATCGGACAAGCACCGAAGATCTTGGAGATTGACGGAGCACTGGAGAGCATGCAGAGCCTTGTAGGTGGGTACATTGAAACCTACCCATACGAATACGAGCCGATGGTTTTTGTGATGAATGAAGAAGGAAAACTGCAAAATTTCAAGCCACACCGTTTTATAGCGGGTGGAAGGGACATTATATGCGGTGATTTCTTCGTAGCGGCAATAGGAAAAAATGAACACGTACAAGATGACATCATAGGATTAACAGAGGATCAGGCAAGGCTGGTCATGGCAACCGTTGGAATTGGGAGGTTGAAATATCAGGTATGAAAATGGCAATGAAAGACGGAATGATCCGGATTATCGAAGCAGACGTCACCCAGGCGGCAATCATCAAGTCATGGGGGAAAATGAAGTATTCCAGATCGAACCAGATGTATGAAGGACCGGTCAGCATGGAGCTTCTGAATAAGCTGGCAGGATTGGTCAGGCTCCCACCGGCAATCGAGGCAGTCAGAAAGAACATGAACAAGGTCCAGGAGGCAGTCGACCAGGAGCGTGTCCGCAAGGATCCGAAACCATTAGTGGACTATCCGGTCACAAAATCGCTGTACCAGCATCAGGTCAGAGCAGCCAACATGGCGCTGCTTACATTCGGACTGATACCGCCAGAGAAGGAGGACTACGAAGATGTGGATCATAAGAATTGAGTATGACGACCATAGTAAATGCACACTCAGAGGGAAGCATAAAGACATCCCGCTCCGGCTGGCCCGTAAATATTACTTTCAGTATGCAAACAGCATCAGCGTAACTAAATGCGAGTACCAGCAGTACCCACTGAAGGATCACAAGCCTATGGACTTAACAGAAAAGATTGAAGAGTTGGAGGAGGCAGAAAGAGAAGATGAATAGTATATTCACAGATCAGGAACACCGTATTCTGTTATCTGCGATCAGCAGAGAACGCAAGGTATGCGAAGAATGCGATAGAGAGATAGAAGACAATGACGGATACATGCTCGTGCCGATCGTAGACAGTATCGAGAGAAAAGTATACGAGATTCAGCACCAGGACGTAGATCTGAAGAAACACTTCCTGGTGGCTACAGAGCCGGAATGGGACCAGAAGAACCGGTTTCATAGATGCCCGTCATGTAAGCGCAGGATTCACGAGTATCACGGATTCTGCAAGCATTGTGGAAAGAAGATCGACTGGCAGCCGCTCATGAAGAAGAGAAAGAAGGAGGCTGAGATTCGTGGCTGAAAAGAAGACAGGAAGAAAGCTCGTACCGGCACGAAATAAAAAAAAGAAATGGACTCCGGAAGAAGAGGCGTATCTCTCAGACAGCTGGGGAACGAAGAGCATCAAGACACTGGCCAAGAATCTCGGCCGCTCAGAAAATGCGGTCATCGTGAGAGCACAGCGCCTCGGATGCGGAGCCTTCCTGGATTCAGGAGACTACATCACCCTGAACCAATTACTTGTGGAGCTTTACGGAAGAGGGAACACAAGCTACGCAACAAGCAGGCTGATAGATACTTACGGGATGCCGGTAAAAGAGCGAATCATGAGACGCTGCAGATTCAAGGTCATATATATCGACGACTTCTGGAAATGGGCAGAAGAAAACAAAAGCCTTCTGGATTTTTCAAGGATGCAGCCGTATTGTTTCGGAGCCGAGCCGGACTGGGTAAAGGTGAAAAGAGAAAACGATAAAAAGCAGTCATGGCAGCAGGTCCCGCACAACACACCGTGGACTGAATATGACGACCAGAAGCTTAGAAGAATGCTGAAGGCAAACAGATATACCTACACCGATTTATCGCGGAAATTGCGCCGATCTGAAGGAGCTGTGAAGCGAAGAATCACTGACCTTCAGATCAAGGAAAAACCGGTCCGGAAGAAAAACAAAGCCTGGACAGAGGAAGAGGTAGAGCTGCTCCTGGACATGATTGACCAAGGTTTTACATATCCGCAGATAGCAGAGAAACTGGAAAGAAGCGCCATGGCGGTCCGAGGTAAATACGAGAGGCTGCAGAACCCAAATTACATGAGACGGTATAACCGTGGGCGTTCAAAGGATTATGACTATGTCGGAATTCGAGATGTAAGTCCCGCACAAATAAGAAAAGACATGGCGGCCAGAAAGAACAACTGCTTCATCGAAGTGGACGAGCTGCCAAGAGAGGAGATGATGATATGACATCCCAACGAATCAATAAGGGCTTCGGCCTGCTGTTCGAAATGGGATGCGGTTAGGAAAAACACTGACCGCACTGGCCATCGCAGGAGCTGCATATAAGATGGGAAAAATCGACAGGGTTCTGATCGTTGCCCCAACTTCTGTCGTAGCTGTATGGCCGAAAGAGTTTCAGGAATTCGCAGATTTCAAGTACACCTGCAGAACGCTCCTGGGAGACAAGACGCACAGACTCAGGGAACTTAACGACCTGCAGAAGTTCCCATTCAAAGCAATGAAGGTGGCTGTGATCAACTACGAATCAACCTGGAGAGAGGGTATCTTCGAGGCCCTTCAGGAATACGATGCCGACCTGATCATCTGTGATGAGAGTCAGAGAATCAAGACACACGATGCAGAACAGAGTAAGGCGCTGCATAAGTTAGGAGACCAGGCGAGATACAAGCTCATTCTTTCCGGAACACCGGTACAGAACAATGCGATCGACATCTTTAGTCAGTACCGATTTTTAGATCCTACGATCTTCGGCCAAAATTTCTACCAGTTCCGAAATCAGTATGCAGTTATGGGAGGATTCAACCGGCGGCAGATCATCGGATACAAGGACTTAGACGGACTGATTAAGAAAGAGCATTCAATCGCTTTCAGAATCACGAAGAATGAGGCTATCGACCTGCCGGAGCAGACCTTTGAGACCAGGAAGGTGCACTTCAGTAAGAAGGAGCAGGACCTTTATAACCGCATCAAGCGAGACAGCTATGCAGAGCTGGATAGCGGCGGCCAGATTACAGCTACCACCGTTCTGACCAAGCTCCTGAGGCTGCAGCAGTTGACCGGAGGATTCCTGGTAAAAGATGATGCGGCTAAGCCGGAGCAGGTGAGTAAAGCCAAGCTGGATGCGCTGAACGATATCATCGAAGACTATGTGATCGGAGCCGGAAAGAAGCTGGTTATTTTTGCAAGATTTATTGCAGAAGTAAAGGCGATCATCGATATGGTAGATAAGCAGCTACCGAAGGGAATGAAGCAGGTAGCCATCTACGGAGACATCAAAAAGGAAGACCGAGGCGACATCGTCAAGCAGTTTCAGGAAGATCCGAACACGACTGTATTCATCGGTCAGATTGATACAGCAGGAACAGGAATCACGCTAACAGCCGCAGATACCTGCGTGTATTACTCGAAGAACTTCAACTACGCAACATACAGCCAGAGCCTCTCACGTATCCACAGAATCGGCCAGAGAAACGTCTGCACGTACATCGATCTGGAAGTAGAAAAGACGATTGATGAGCTGATCAGCAAGAGCCTGGCCAAAAAAGAGGATATGGCAAAGACAGTAGTCGATAACTGGAGGGATTTCTTCTAATGGGAGGAAGACGCTGGACGAACGATGAGATTCAGACGCTGGAAGATATGTCCGACACGTACACAGTGGCCACGATTGCCAGGAGGCTCGGCCGGAGCTTCGATTCAGTGAACCTGAAGATGAACCGGCTCGGAATTTTAGGGTTTGAGAAGAGCACAGATTTGCTTACCATGAACCAGCTCTGCATCATGCTGGGAGTAGAGCCCAGGACTGTGAAAAAGAAATGGGCCGATAAAGGCCTTCGGATATTCCGGAAAGGAAATTACATCGTAGTAAGGCAGGAAGACCTGATTCGGTATCTGAAGCAGCATCCGGAAGATTGGAATGCAGCCAACATTCCGGATGACACGCTGATCATGGGATACACCTGGTATAAGGAAAAGAAGCACCAGGATATCTCAACATCATATTACTGGAAGACATCTGAAAAGTCCAGACTGCAGCTTTTACGAAAACAGGGATACAGTATCAGAGAAATAGCTGAGAAGATGGGCCGATCAGAGTCAAGTATCAAATATAAATTATACGGGGAAAGGAGGAGCTGACATGGGGATATTACGTGACATCATCAAGAAGCTTTCTGATGCACTCCAGGACGGAATCCAGGACGGAATCCAGGACAGAATCGTAAAGAAGCTGGATCACACGGCTGAGGATCTTAAAGAATGGGAACGAGAGCGTTCCGAAGAATACATCAGAGAACAGTATGAGAAAGAAATGGAACGTGAAAGAGAGTCGATCAGGAATGCCGGTGTTGCATTTGCAGGTGCCGGGGTGAAAGCAGAAGAAGCAGTAAATGCTGTTCAGGAAGCCATTCGTGCTATGGCAGAGCCAATATATTCTTTGGCAAAGATAGAAAGAGAAAACACGAACAACTGGCGAAAGATGCACGGCCTGCCAATGCGGAGGAGGAATTCAGATGCACGTAGAAGAAAAAGATAGAATCGTAATCTGCAAGAGCTGTCACAGACCAGAATACTGGGGACAGATGAGATGGCTCAATGGGAAATGCACCTGCCGGGATTGCTACCGATCAGAGTGGGAGAGCATGCGAGGAGAGCAATACAGATGGAATGACCTGGACGGAAACCGCCCTACAATGCAGGATTACAACAAACAGGAGGAAGAATAAAAAAATGGGATTATTAGAAATGGTCAGAGAATACAATGAGCTTCTGGATGAAAAGGACGGCTTAAAGGAAGCCACCAAAAGAAATAATGAAGCCATTGATGAAAAGAAAAAGGAAATCGCACAGCAGATGATCGATGACGATGTGCCAAGCATCAGCGTCGGAGGATACAAATTCTTTCTGCAGGATAAGACAATCTACTCCAAGAAATCAGAGGAAGCACTGATGGCAGCCGACCTGGACTTCTTGACCGTCCTGAGAGAACAGGGACTGGGAGATATTATCCAGGAAACAGTAAATCCTAGGACACTGCAGTCTACGGTAAAAAATCTGGTTGAGGAAACCGGCTCACTTCCGGAAGACCTGGCAGAAGTACTGAATGTATACGATACATATGAGATCGGCAGAAGAAAAGAAACAAACAAAGCCACTAAGAAAGCAAAGGGAGGAAACTAAGATGGCAGAATATGAACAGATGGAATTTGATGTAAGACTGGAGAGCGACAGAGACCTTCAGGAGAATGTGAACCTTGCGATCGACTTCGCCTGCAAACAGGTGCAGCATGAACGTCCAAAGACAATCGAGAACAGACATGAGGCGTACGGAATTCTCGCAGAACAGTACGCAAGAGTCCAGAAGGACATGAAAGATGTAAACGACAGCTTCAAGAAATACGCCCTGATTCTCCCACTGGATGATAAGGCAGCAGTTGAAGCAGCAAACAGCATCAGAAATGCAGCCACCGAAGCTGTTTATGAGGCGGTAAGGCTGGTCGCGCTTGCTAATAAGTCCATGAACGACCTCTACCAGAACAGCTCATATGAGAGCACACCACTGGAAGATTATATGGATGATCAGGAAAATGACGGATTCGAGGAGGCAGAAGATGCCTCAGAGAGCGAGGAAGAAGATGCAGAATAACAATGTAATAGCGAGAATTAAGAGCGGGGAAGTCCCGGAACAAAAATTCGAGGGAGAATGCTTGGTTGGAATTATCCTGAAATCAGCTGATAAAGACGGCAACAGAGAATCACATGCTATTTTAATAGGCCACGCCGATCAGAAAATGATTGTACAGGGATTAGCCGCAGAAGTAACGCACATGCTCTCGCATATATTAAACGGAGATAAGGTTTTTGAATTGCTTCTCTTACATATGTTTCATGAAGAAATGAAATTGGCAATGACAGGAGAAACGGTACAGAAACGAGAATGCATTGATTATTTGAAGGGGGAACATCATGAGTAAAGTAAAAATCAACATCGTAGATCAGGACGGAAATAACCATAATCTTGAAAAAGATCTTCTCTTCGGATGCGCTATGGACAGTGCCGGTGAAGGGAAATGCCAGTGCATGAGCTTCTACGTCGGAGAAGGTGTGAAGAATATCACTGCATCAGGAGCAATCGCAGACGGAATTATAAAAACATTCCATGAAGTAGCAAAAGGAGATCAGAACGAAGAAGTTCAGATGCTCTGTAATGCATCCAATGTGATCAACATGAGAATCCATGAAATCTTAGGAGGAAAAGACAATGGCGGGAATTAGAGTAGAAAAGCAGGAGCTCCTGACGGTCCATGCTTCAGACGGATCAGAAGTGAAGACAGACGACCTGGTTATTATGAGAACGTACAGAGATGAAGATGTACTCTGCAGATACAAAGGCGTAGAAGGTGGGTACCTGGTAACAGAGACCTATGGAGACGGCTCTGAAAAGAGATATCGCACAAACAGCATCAAAGAATGCAGCATCGTAGAATCAATCACTATCAAAGGAAAAGGAGAGAATGAATAATGGCAAACGAAGTAGCAGTGGTAAATAAATTTGACATCGTAACTGGATATGAGGATATGGACGCGGAACTCTTAGAGGAGCTCCAGGACGAAATGGAAGACCTGGACGAAGTGAAAGGTATCTCCTGCAAAAAAATCAAGATTCCTTCAGGAGGAGGAATCGCATTCGAGGTAGAGACGGACGATCCGGAAAGCCCGGACTCTATCAAGGAACTGGAGGCTGTCGTGATCTTCACTCACAGAATCAATTCATACTGGGCCGAGAGCTTCGGCGGTTCTGACAACAAAGCTCCGGATTGTAGCTCCTTTGATTCAAAGAAGGGCGTCGTATTCGATACAGGAGAAATCAGAGACTGTGACACATGCCCGTATAACGAATACGGAGAAAACGGAACCGGAAAGCCGTGTAAAAACATGAGAAGAATGTACCTTCTTCTTTCAGGAAAGCCTGGCGTATACCTTTTAAGCGTTCCACCGACATCCATCAAAGAAGTGAATAACCAGTTAGCAAGACTCATGGGAGGAAGCAAGATTCCATACAGCCGCATGGTCCTGAAATTCAAGCTGACGAAGGATAAGAATAAGAACGGAATCGTATACAGCAAGGTCGGCATTGAAAGAGTCGGCATGCTTCCGCAGGAATACTTCAAGACAACAGCAGCCATGAGAAAAGAGCTGAAGGAGAAATATAAAGAAGTTGTGATCACATCCGATGATTATACTACAGCTCCTGCAGATCCGGTTGTTGATAAAGAGGGATTCATGGACGTAGACGCAGCCGGTGACATTCCGGAAGAGTTACCATTCAACTAAATCAGGCGGGGAGGAAAACCTCCCCTGAAGGAGAACAGACATGAAGACTTACAAAGAATATGTAGAAAAGGGATTTGTCGGAGCTCCGGAGCTGTATTTGAAGAATGGAGATGAAATCGACATTGCACTGGCAGCAGAGCTGATCAGCGGGACCGACATGGATGTAGCTGATCTGGAAGCATGGGACGGAGGAATTCTTCAGAGCACACATCCGGCAGATATCATCGCCAGCCAGGGAACCTTTGACACGATCTACCGAACGAGCTGGATGAAACCATTTATTTATAAAGGCCAGTGCTTCGCAGGAAAGATGATAAATAAGAATCCAGAGCTGAGCCGATACGTGTACATCTGCAGCGCGTACAATGCAGAAACCGAAGAGGAGCGCACAGCGAATGCGGCACTTGCAGAAAAATACTGTAGATGTGTCGTGAATGAAGGAAATATTCCAATTGCTCCACATGCATATTTTACAAAGTTTATGGACGACCAAAACGAGGTGGAACGGAGTCTTGGACAAGAAATCGGCATTGAACTTTTGAAGAAAGCAGACTCTATGATTGTCCTGATCCGGAATGAAAGAATCAGTGCAGGAATGGAAAGAGAAATCAAGTACGCCGCGAATAAACTCGGCATCCCGATTGATATAAATTATTTAGATAGAAAAGGAAGGTAACTGAATGAATACGGCAGAAGTTGATATCGATAGACTGGTAGACTATAAAAGCGAATACACGCAATACATAAAGAAAGCCAAGATCACCGGCAATCAGTTAATCGGACTCTGCCCGTTCCATGATGACAGAAATAACAGCTTTTCAGTAAACCTGAAGACCGGACAGTGGCATTGTTTCTCAGAGGATCGCGGCGGGAATTTTACACAGTTTTACGCAGAGATCAACGGCCTGGACACCAAGGAAGCATATAAACAGATTCTTGAAAAATACGGAGTTGTCCAGGAAGAGAAGAAAGAGGAGCCAAAGCAAAACAAGAGCTACACACTGGCGCAGTATGCGTTTGAAAAGCGCCTGCCAGAAGACTGGCTCAAAGAAAGCTGCAGACTTTCCACAGTAAAAGGAAGAGACGGAAACACCTATATGAAGATCCCGTACTTTGATGAAAACGGCCAGGAGGCTACATTCAGAAAAAGATTTGCAAATAAGGACTTCCGGTGGAAATATGGCTCTTCCGGAAAAATTGGACTGTATGGAGAGTGGCGACTGCCGCAGATTCGGCAAGCAGGATACGCGGCCATGGTGGAAGGAGAATCAGACAGCCAGAGCATGTGGTACATGGAAATCAGTACGCTGGGCGTACCGGGAGCTTCCATGTTCAAACCACATCAGGCAGGAATGCTCCAGGACTTAAAAGTCTACATCCACCAGGAGCCGGATAAGGGCGGTGAAACGTTCCTGAGAAAAATCATCGAGGGACTCAGAGAGGGCGGGTTTATTGGTAAGGTATACCGATGGAGCTGTAACCAGATCGGATGCAAAGATCCGTCCGCAGTCTACCTCAAATTCGGAAAAGAAGAAGCACAGAAAAAAATCATGCGCCTGATCGAAGGCGCTGAAGAAATTGACCTGGACGCACCGGAAGAAATACCGGAAGCAATCCAGGGAGCACCGGTAAATCTAAGACAGCCGGAAGGCTGGATATATTCAGACAAAGGAATCAGCCATATTGATGAAAAGAAATACACGCCGACGCTTATCTGCAGAACGCCGATCATACTGACACAGAGACTCAAGAGCCTAGAGACGGGAGAGGAGAAAATGGAGATTGCATTCAAAAGGGATGGAACATGGCATAAAGCAATATTCCCACGTTCTACAATCTTCACGGCCAGAGGAATCACAGTCCTGGCCGATCTCGGATGCACAGTGACATCGGAAAATGCAAAAATGGTCGTCCGGTTCTTGTCGGCGCTCGAAGCGGAAAACATCGATGTAATCCAGAGGGCAGACGCCACGTCAACCTTTGGATGGCAGCCAGGAAAGCGATTTATACCAGGAAGGGAACAAGGAATCGTATTAGATATTGATCCGAGTCAAAAAGGCATGGCGACAGCTTATTGTCAGATAGGCGAGGAATCCAAGTGGATCGAGACCATGAGACCACACAGGGAAAGAGACAAGTTCAGATTCATACTGGCGGCCAGCTTTGCAGCTCCGCTCCTTAGGATCCTGAAACAGAGAATCTTCTTCGTGTACAACTGGGGTGGATCCAAGGGTGGAAAGACTGCAGCACTAAAAGCAGCACTGTCGGCCTGGGGAGATCCGGAACGATTGATGGTCAATTTCAATGCCACACAGGTCGGCCTGGAAAGAACCGCCAGCTTTTACTGCGACTTGCCACTCGGAATTGATGAGAGACAGCTGGCAGGTCGCAATCAGGAAGGTCTGGAAAAGACGGTTTACATGATCGCATCAGGAACCGGAAAGATCAGAGGAAGCAAGGGCGGCGGCCTGCAGGCAACCCACCAATGGAGAACCGTCGCACTGGCCACCGGAGAAGAGCCAATGAGCACAGAGACAACGCAAACCGGTGTCAGCACTCGTGTTCTGGAGATTTACGGCGGGCCATTTGACAACGAAAAAGACGCCGGCAGAATGCATCAGGAAGCAGGAATGAACTGCGGATGGACAGGCCCGGCATTCGTCAACCGTCTGATAGGACTGGATGAACGGCAGATCACAGATAAATACGAAGAGATGCTGAAATACGTCAGCCAGATCGCAGACGGAAAATCCGGAAGCCATGTGGCTGGAATCTCGGCGGTAGCATTAGCCGATTCCATGATAGATTCATGGTTTTTTACACAATCGGGTGAGGAAAATGTGGATAAATCCACAGAAAAAGAGCTCGATGTGAGTAACTCTCTGGATATTCTGGATACCTCATGGGAAAGAGCGAAACAAATGGCAGCAGCTATCCTTCAGGAGCAGATGAATGCAGACGTCGGGGATGTGAATGAGAACGCGCTTCAGTTCGTAGTGGACTGGGTTCTCCAGAATCGGTTGTACTTCGGAGAAAAGGCAATCGGAACATGCCTGGGGAAATTTTCAGAATCAGGAAACACGGTGTACATATTCCCATCGGCTCTGAATCAAGCCTTGACCAAAGCAGGATACAGTCCAAGAAAGACACTCAAGTACATGGCAGACAGAGGACTGATTGTAGCCACAGAGAGGAAAGACCACAAGGGCAAGACTTACCAGGTAGCGAAAAGATTTGATAACCGACTCTGCAAATTCGTACAATTCAGCATCGGAAAATTATCTGAAAAGGAAGATGCCGTGGACATTGATGACGAAGAAGAGCAGCCGGCAGTTCCAGTTAAAAAAGACAGTGACGGATTCATGCCGGTTCAAGAGAGCTTCGACCTACCATTTAATTAAAAAGCGGGTGCAAAACATTCAAAATGTTACTCCTTTTTCGCACTTAAAAAAAGGAGTAACGCTTGGAGTAACAAAAGGAGTAACACCGAAACCCGCAGAAATCAAGGCTTTGAGGGCACTTGTTACTCCTTTTACTCCTTTTTTAAGAAATATACAGTAAAATATTTTGAAATTTGTCACATGTTGCAGAAATTCTTGCATCGCATGACAAATTCTTAAAAAAAACGGTGTGTATTAAAAAAAAGGAGTAACAGGAGTAACATACCTCGAAACCCGCATAAAATAAGGCTTTTCTTGTTACTCCTAACTTTTTTCAGAAGGAGTAACATTCAGGAGACAAATATGGACGAATACCGGAAAAACGTTGATATTCTGCGGAAAAACAGGGAAAACGTACCTCTTGCAGAATTAAAAACAAAATATGCGAAAGGATACCTGCAGATTTGCGAAAGGATCAGAGAACAAACAAAATGTGCAATTTCTGCAATGATCACCTGTGGGATGGTTGTTCTGAAGGAAGATCGGACAGAAGAGACGCCCAAAATCATAGCGGAAGTTCAGAGAATCGTTGATCAGGAAACAGAAGCAGGAACCATGAAAGAGATTAGTCGGTTGATCTTTTCAGAATTTGATGTGGACAAGGCAATGGACCTGGCTGCAGAGAAGCTGGCCATTCCAGCATTCGAGAAAGCATACGGTCCGTATTTCAAAAAAAAATGCAGACTGCAGGAAGGCAGATACATCTGCGACCTGCTGCCAGGAATGACATGGAGCGAAGAATACGGAGTCTGGATATCCGATGACGGAATGAGTTTTACACTTATGCTGCCGCCGATCCAGAGTGACGAAGGGAGAACATAGATGGCAATTAAGAAAATAATGGATAAAAACAGCAAAGACAGGAATCGGTGCATCCGGTGCGGAGCGCGCCTCCTGTCAAAGATTGAAGAGGGCCGGATCGTGAAATGCAGGAAATGCGGGTGCGGACACCTGGTGCACTTTACAACAAACGGGAATCTGATCTTCACAGATGTGGATTGCAAATATTTATTTGAAAAGGAGAACGACGATGAACAATAAAGAGAGATTTGAAGAATTACTGAGCAAAGCATCAGAAAGACATGGATTTGATGGACTTATGAATTACATCCACAAGAGCGACTTCTATACGGCTCCGGCCAGTACGAAATTCCATCTTTCCTGTGAGGGAGGCCTTCTGCAGCATAGCCTGAATGTATATGATGCACTGATCGGGAAACTGCTGCCAGGAGAAAATGATACCTTCAGATACCAGGTACACGGAAAAGACGTGGCGACATTCAAAGGAGAGACACTGGCAATCGTGGCACTCCTCCACGATCTGTGCAAGACAAATTTTTATGAAACGGAGATGAGGAACCAGAAGACCTATGATCCGGAGAAGGTGAATGCTGCAGCTGCACGGCAGGTCAAGAAAGACAATGCCGGCCAGTTCATATGGGAATCCGTGCCGACCTATGTGGTTAATGATAAGAATCCATACGGCCACGGAGAAAAGTCAGCCATGATGATCGAGGAGTTCATGAAGCTCACAATGGAAGAACGCTACGCAATCCGGTGGCATATGGGAATGGGAGACTGCACGTACAATGAAGTCCAGGCATTCAACAAAAGCTGCGAGAAGTTCCCACTGGTTCTCCTGGTCCATATTGCTGATCAAGAAGCCTCGCACTTCATGGAAGACATCCAGGGAAACAGGGAACTATTTCAGGAACAGGAAATCCCGGCCGATGAGTTCCAGGAAGCCGAACCTGTATAGATCGGAGGAGAGAGATGGCGGCAAGAGTTATAATTGCTGTTTTGATTACAGTCTTTGCGGTTGGAATAACAGAGTTCCTGATAGCAATCTATATGATTGTCAAAAGCAAGGACTCTCCGGCCAGGCGAGAAGCAAGAGAGCTCGACGATATCGGCCAGATTGAATATCTGAAAGCATACATGGAGAAGCAGCAGGAAAAGGAGAGAAAACGACATGTTAGAAAATTACGAAAAAAATTTCGACGAAACCGCATTCGTGAAAAGTTTCATGGAATCACAGGGAATCACAAGGAAAAGCAAGGCGCTGGCAGAGCTCCGGAAGCGGATCAAGAGTGAAGGATACTATCAGACAAAGATCAAGACAGCACTGAAGAAGAAATACCCGAACGCATTCGTCCGAAAGATTAGCCAGGGAGCCTACAGTGAAGGTGGGACTCCAGATATCATGATGATCAAAGATGGCCATTACTTCGGATTTGAGGTCAAACGTCCGGTAGTAGGCGTTAGATCTAAGCTTCAGGAAAAGACTATTGAAGAAATCGAGGCGGCAGGCGGGACTGCTGCCTTCGCAACCTGGCCAGAGCAGGCAATCGAGGAGGTAGAACGGTATGAAAAAACAAAAAGATAGATATTTGATCAATAGAGTTATGTACAAGAATATCAAGAAATACGACCATCAGCAGATGGAAGAGTTTCTGACGGACGTATATAAGAACGGATACCAGGACGGAAGAGAGTCTGTGCCGGGAATTGAACTGGAAGACGTGAAGACAGCACTTCGAGGAACAAAGGGAATCGGACCGGTTGTATGGCAGCGCATCACAGAACGCCTGGCCGATCTTTTCAGAAAGGAGGAATCATAATGGTAAAGAAAAAGACGTGGCAGGAATTTAGAAAAACAGGACTTCTCTGGTTCATGAATACAATCCTTCATGCATTCGGATGGGCAATCGTCGTGGAAGTTGAAAGAGGAAGCTGATCAATTGATTGAAGAGGCAGCTGATTCAGATAATGAAGAAGTAGAACTGAAGAAACCATTAACAATCGAAGAGCTCAGAACGATGAGCGGACAGCCAGTCTACTATCCGAAAGAAGACCTCTATGGAATCATTCGCTGTGATGATAAGGGAATGTACGAGGGAATTCCTTTCTTACTCGGCGTATACGGAGAAGGCGCCGGAGTACGGTTTGAATGGAACATCGTAGCAAGGAAAATGGAATTATATAGAATCGGAAAGGAAATTATGCAGGAGAATAGATGTATCTGCTGCGGGGCAGTCATTCCGGAAGGAATGCAGGTATGCCCGGAATGCAGAGAAGAACAAGAGAAAAAATTACCAGGATACATCCTGCTCATACCTCAGAAAGAAGAGGAGGAAGAAGAAAAAATGCCATTTGTTTTATCACTTTTTACCGCAATCTTCAAATTTATAGTGATTAGCCTGGCGTGGATGGCGTTGGAAAAGAATTTCTACGGGGAAGTGCAGCCACGGATCGTCGATGATATCATCGGTCTGGTGTTATTTTTCTACATTTTGAAGGGAGAGATTCTATGAAGGCGATAACATTATGGCAGCCATGGGCAACGCTGCTCGCAGTCGGGTGTAAACACATGGAAACCAGAAGCTGGCCAACAAAATACCGAGGAGAAATCTTGATCCATGCATCAAAGAAGCCATACAGCCAAGTGCGAAAGATTCTGCCAACAAAGGACCGAAGATACATAGAAGATCTTCTTCAGATTAACCGTGTCAATGGTCAGGAGCACGTCCCAACAGGAGTAATCGTCGGAAAAGCAGTGCTGACAGGATGCACAAAGATCACGGAAACGTTCAGAAATGGACTGGCGAGCACCGTACCGGAAGAACTTATTCTCGGAGATTTTACGCCAGGAAGATATGCATGGATTATGGAAAACCCTGTGCTGTTTAAAGAACCGATTCCAGCCAAAGGAATGCAGGGCCTGTGGAATTACGATGGCGAGATCAAGGAGCTGGCAACGATGGGAAGTTATATGGAAATACTGAATCTTTCAGAAATGCTGGACGAAGACGGAATTCAATACGAAAAGGAAAGACTCTATGACGGCTGGCATATCGGAATCCCACACATATGGCCGGAACGTGAAAGAAAATACAGCATTATCGAGCATATATTGAGCTATGGACATCAGCACGATCTGGTAGAGCTTGCGAAATACGATGAAGACCAGGGTAAGCTGATCTACAACATCGGAAATCTTACCGCAAAAGTAGCAATGGAATACATAAAAGGAGAAATTCTGTAATGAAAATTGAAAAGATTCAAGAATATTCAGAGATATATCTACAGTCATATCTCTATACAATGGAGCAAACAAAGAACCAAGATCTAGCAGTAGCAGTAGCGATGGGCGTCCTCTGCTCAATCAGAACCCTTGACAATACACAGCAAAAAGAAGAGGTAAAAATGGTAAATCCATTAGAGGCATTTACAGCAGCAATCATGCAGGCAGCCGCAGAAAGAGATTCGCAAGGAGACGCAGATGAACAAAAACAGTAAAATCACAAAATTCAGAACACTTCCGGACGAGCTGAGACCAATTCTCAGCGTTCCAACTCCGCTCCTTTTAAAATCCCTGGAGAACACAGTCGCAGTTCTCCAGGCAAGAGGAGAAGACGTTGTGGACTGGGATGATAAGAGCCGGAGGCTCTGCCAGTTCAGGATAATCGGAGGCAAGGCTTACTTTTTAGCGGAGAAAAGAGAGGGCAAGTAACATGGAGACGGAGCAGATCAGGGACGAGGACGTCCTGAAGTGGATTCTCGGCCAGAGATTCCGCGCAGCACAAAAGAAGAAGGCTATCGAAATCAGAAAAAAGATGATCAGCGCGGAGCATGACGGAGTTGATGAACCGGCGGGAATTAAGGCCATGGTCGAAGAGATGAACGCGAGAATGAAAAGACAGCAGGCCAGAGTAGACCAGGCAATTCTCAGAGTCATGGATATCATCGAATATCTGCCGGAGGATTCATTGGAAAAAGAGATCTGCGAATACCGGCACATTGACATGATGAGCTGGAGACAGATAGAAATCGCAGTCCCGATGAGCCGCAGTCAGTGCAATAACCGGTATAACGAAGCCATCAGAATGCTCCTTCAGAATGCGAGAGTACGAGAAATCGCACGCGAAGAACGTGAGAAGTACGAAGAATATATCCAGCAAAAAAGCGAGGCAAAAAAATGGCGAAAAAAAATGGCCGAAAAAAAATCCGGAAAATAAAACCCGAAAAAAATTTACAGGAAAAAATCTCCGGAAAAT